AGTTTCCCACTGCTGTGTCTTTTGAACAAAGCATGTCACGATATGGCCGCTGTAAGGGCGTACGGCCCGTTGGAGAGAAGAGTAGGCAGGTTTAACGGCGATGATTGCTTGTTCCAGGGCAATTCTGTCATGTATGCGGAGTGGAGGAAAGTTACCTCCGTATACGGTCTCGTCGTCAATGAGGAGAAGACGATGGTTTCACGTCATTGGGCTGACCTTAACAGTCAGACCTTTGATATTAACCGCCGTCGACTCGTATCCAAACCTGTTCTCTCATTTCTCCTTCCTCCTCGAAATGAACCCGGCGAAATTCTCTCATCCGTCCTCAAGGGAATTAGTTCGTTTAAGCCTTCCGTCCAGCAATGGATTGTGAATGTGCTGATGCGTTACGAAATTTCCCTTAGAGGCTTCACTCTATCTGCCGTTCCTTCTGCTTGGTGTAAAGTTCTCGTGAAGAAGAAGTGGTTCAGAAGACTGGTGTGGAATGGACCAGCAGATTCGGATTCTCCGATCATCTTTGCTGGCAAGCCGCTCGACCAAGGCTTGCCATGTGTAGATCGATCGTTTCCGACTACTGTTGGTCCTCCTCCATTGCCGTCCGTATTGAGGTCTGTAGAGACCCTTTGTGCGAAATTGTCAAGAGCACATACGGATGATTGGACCGGTGTACGCGTTAGGCCTATCTCAAGAAATATCGATAGGTCGACCTTTCGCGCCCGGTACGATTCGCGCTCTGAACCACTACCTTCGACACGGTTCACCGGGGTGTGTGTGAGATGGGGTTTTCTTTGGCCGAAGAGCCTTTTTACCATGGTCAGTGAGGATTTTCCTCAATTGCTGATGACTGACCATGAGGCTCTCGTTCGGAAAAGTTACCCCGAATCCCCATTTCTTGTGCTTCGGCACTCGTTTTGGGTTACACGCCCCGTCACCGTTCCTATTCCCCCACCCAAATTCTACCGTAGCCTTTCCCTAGGCTCGGATCTTCTACTCCCCATTTTGCTTCAGCGCCTGCGCAAAGCTGAGTAGCGGGCTCAATCGTAGTGGGAGCCCGGTTAGTTTGTCCAAGGACGCCTGCCTTAATTTTGGACTATCTCGCTTGAAAAGAAGGAGGACCTGCCTCCGGCACTCGAGGATTGGTGAAAACCTACGCCTTATGGATCCCTGAATGAAGGGACTGAATTGTCGGTCGTGGTGTAGGGGTAAAGTCAGAAGGAGTGTAAAGAGACCAAGATAAGCTTAACTGCGAAGTTCCTTGGTGTCTCCTGACCCTACATTAGTTCTCCTCCTGGAGATGGAAAGTATATTAAAGGCTAGGACCAGCTAGCTGGGCGCCAATGAAAAACCACAGCTCGACGAGAGTATAAATTGACAAATGGACCCCGTCGAAGGGGAGTTAATGC